TTTAGTGGTGATCAAGTCTATCGAGACTTTGGTTTTGTATTACAGACTCCAAGTTGTGACCCTTTGGATGTGGCTACTGAGTACCAGAACAATAAAGTGTTAAGTGGTGGTGCTGCTGTTGCTTACAATAAAGTATCTCAGTATGGTCTGGGTGATGTGACAGAAAATGTACAATATACCTACAACTACAAAATGACAATGATTTCAGACTTGGGTGCAGAGTCCCCATTGAGTGCTGCACAAAGTGTTTCATGGTCTATTCCAAACGCACAGAACAAACGATACGGTGTTGTGCTTGACTTGCCAATAGGTCAAGATGGTGTGGTGGCAAGACGCATTTACCGCACCAAAGAGATAGCCACAAACGGTGAACTGTACTACTTTGTGTCTCAACTCGATGAGAACTCTAGTCGATTCTACATAGATGCCATGCCAGATCGATTCTTGGTTGATCAAGCCCCATCGTTTACGGCAAGTACACCCATCACTACAGATTGGAAGTTTGGTGAAGTATGGGACAATCGACTTTGGTTGGCAGCAGGTAGCCGTATTATCTATTCTGATAAGGGTATATTTGAGCAGTTTGGGGCTTTGGCATACTTTGATTTAGGTAACCAGACTGGTGGCGACATAACCCAACTTGTAGCCTTTTATAATAATTTAATTGTATTCCGTGAAACCGCTATAAATATTATAAGTTTTGATACTGAAAGTTATAACATCAGCACCATCACTAACACGCTTGGCACAGTAGCCAGTAAGGCTGTAGTAGTCATACCCCAGTTAGGTGTAGTCTTTATAAACGAACAAGGTGTGTGGATGCTCTCAGGTGGCTTAAACGGTGGTGCATCGATAAGCATGCAGAAGATAAGCAAACCCATCGACAAACTATTGCGTAGAGTCAATCGTTCGATGATGCACAAAGCTATTGCAGCATACTCATACCGAGAAAAGGAAGTGTGGATGCACCTTCCAACAGACGATTCGACTACACCAGACTTTGGGTTTGTTTTACACTTGACTCCTCAGAATCCAATGTGGTCTATCCGTACTGACTTGGAGACACCAACCAACAGCTATTGGTCTGCCATGTCTACAACCGTCAATGGGTACTTCTTGTTGGGCAATGACCCCAACTGGACACCGGCATTGGATGCAGAGACAAACAAGTTGGGTCCACTTCAAGTTATGAGTTCCAGTTCACATTGGGGCCAGGCCGGTAAGATTACTGCATTTGGTGACAACGTTACGCTTGCTATTACAGACACAGCGCACAATGGCCACCAATGGGAAAGTGCTTGGTACAACTCAAATGAGAACAGTGTCAAAGTGCGATACTATAGTGTAGAACTTCGCATTATTTCATATGGAGACAATGGGTTCGACTTCTTTTATGGGATTGACTACTCGTACACAGAAAGTACAACATCCACTCAGAAGCAAGCAAAGAGTGAAACGGTGTACACCATCAAGGAAGATGCCGTGTTTGGTCCTGCAAATCTGTCTGTAACCAAGGTGCCATTTACAGTCAACTCTAGTAAGATTGCAGAAGGCAGGTTGATAACATTGCGATACGATGTCAATACGGAACTGTGTGACCAGTTTAAGTTTGGTGTACGAACCACAAACTCTCAGCAGTGGCACCTACTGTCGTTCAACATCCTGTCAGACTCAGTCGCCATGCCAGCACTCAACCAGTCCACGAAGGTGTCACGATGAAAGTATTTACACAGGTAGGACAGAAAGACCTAGACCAGGTCAAACCAGAGAACATTAATGACAACTCACGGCAAGTTGTTGGTGAGTACAACGGTAAACTGGATGGTCAGAACTTTCCAGTGGCTACTATAGATAAGCTTCAACTAACACCATCAACACTAACATCACAAAGCACTGTCAATGTGTTTGGTTTTAAACATGAGGGCCAAACACAAGACTACCACTTTGTTCGCAGATGGAATACCTATGAAGGCAATATAAACGTGCATTTGCCACTACATTCTTTTGATTTGCAAAATAACAGTTGGTCAAGTGGGTGGAATTGCCTGTGTGATATAGACAGTTCTTTTAATGATTTTGTGATTGAATTTCAAGCGTCAAATGGTATGTTACATGGATGTTTTGATATAAACTTTAGGCACGGTGTAGACAGAATACTAGATTCTACTCCAATAGCAGCAAGTTGGTCAGCAGACTGGTGGTCACGGTGGGGATTGTTTTGCAACGGAGTATTGATAGCTGAGACAAGTAGAGTGTATCCTCGATTGGAAAATTTAAGTGTACCTTACAAAGTATTTGTTGGCAGTCAACCCATTAGATTGGAACTGCGATGGAAAACCATTAATACTGACCCTGTGGATGAATTAGGTGTAAATGTAACACCCATTTCAAGAATGGAAATATACGGTGCATCCATATGGGCATGCAACACTAAGAGGTAGACATGGGTAAAATCACAAATCAATACTTTGAAGGTGGGCAAGCACCAACAGCAGCGCAACTAAATGCTGTGTATAATAGTGTTGCTGCTGATAGTGTAAAAGATGTCAACCTTGATACAGAATGGGCGCAACGCAAACATTTTAGCGATTCCAATAGCATTACATCTTTATATACATTTGATTATGACGGTACAACAGAACAAACTATATCAAGCACTTCGTATACAACCATAAACAATACTGGAAGCAATCCAAGTCAAGTGCTTCCAAGTTATACCACACACGGTCATGTTCTAGTAAGAGTTCATGCAAGTGGACTGATTACTACTTGTACATTAGATGTAGACGATGGAAATGGGACAAGTTCACAAATTAACAGAAATACATATGCTTTTCGTCTTTTTATGACAACAAACAGTACAACTGTTGACTTAGCAAATTGTACATACAGTTTTACAGAAAAGGCAGCAATTACGACACCTGAAGTAAGTGTTGACATGGGGATACGGGATTCAATACAGTATCGAACGTTTGCATTTAGTGGACTTTTTGCACTTGCACCAAATAACACTATTGAAAAGATTGAACTTCAAGCATGTGTAGGCCATAATGGCAACACATTTAAAGTAGAGCACAATCACATACAGGTTATTGTAGTGGAGAACTAATGGCATTTACTAAACCATTTACATATGTCGACGGAGCTGTGTTATCGGCTACCAATCACGCATCCAATGAAGATGCATTGAGGGAATATGTCAACCAAGAAATCATTGCTGCTGACGTATCTGTGGATACCTTTGTTGGAGAGAGTATTGCTACCCCTCGTCTTATTACTTCTGTACAAACTGGTGACTTTGTTTCTAAGACTATTCAGGGTGTATCGAAAATACGATTACCACAAGCATATAGCTGGTTCACCTCAACCACTAAGAGCGACAATCAAACAAGCACTACGGTTGAAGATTATCAATCGTTAAGCAACACGGGTGCTGAAGTTGTGATCACAAAAAACAACACAAAAGTGATGATTACATTTTATGCCAAAGCGTTTGGTAGCGTAAATAGCACTGTTACTCGCAGTCCAGGAAACGGTCTTTGGGACAACGAGTTTGTGTTACTGTATGAATTGAATGGATTGATAACTAAGTATATTGGAACAAAAGCATATGTTTTTGAAAGCAGTAAACTTGCGGCTTCAAGTGGTGCCAAAGATCCAGATGCTAAAGGTAATGCCTGTGGTCATCGAAGCATAATGATGACTCGTATGCTAACATTAGGTGCAGGCAGATATAAGTTTTCAGTGGCAGTCAATGCCAAGGTTGAGAAGGGGCAGATTAACTGTCAAACATTTACAATAGAAACATTTCATGTGTAGGTGAACTATGGCATTAGGAACATTAGGTACAGCGGCATTGTTAGCAGGTGGTGGTACGGCTATTGGGGCTTTACCAGACATTATACCAAGCAAGTTTGAGCGTGACCAAAAGAAGCGACTTCGTGAAATGCAGCGTAAGCAAGAAATGGGTGCACTTGGATTAACAGATCGTGAGCGTTCTGCCATTGAGTCTCAGATGCGTGGACCACGTCAACAAGCACAACAGTTTGCAGATGCTGAACGTGCAAGGCTCACACAGCCTTCAGCACAGCCACAAATGGCATTGTTGGGCCAACAAATGGCAGACGAGAGTAGGCAGCGTCTAGAAGCAGATTTAGCATCGCAGATACTGGGTATGGACTTGACACGTGAAGCACAGCAAGAACAAGAAATAAAAGACCTTGAAGCAGCACAAGCACAATACAGACGAGCAAGACTAGAAGGCTTAACAGCACCTTTCCAAGCCGGTGCAGAAGCAGCTGTTGGTCAGATGGGATTGTCAAGACTTTTGGGAGAAGAGCCACAATCTATGGACTTAGCCTTCTTACAAAGAGAAGGTCGTCCAATAGATAGATTGACAGCACAACGTGACCTTAGGCAAAGAGCACGTTCAGCAGGGTTTTCTACCATGCCAACTGTAAACGACATATTATCATTGCCACCAAAAGAGCAGTATGACTACATGTACAGTAAACTTAATATGTCTGATGAAGAAATAGGTCAATACTTTGCTAACATTGGACAACGTAAAACCTTAAAGAATTTAAACATCCCAGGCAACGCTTTGGATGGCTCTAAATTTGGCATCTATGGAGGTGAACGTGGCTATTGAACAAGTAGGTGGGCAAGGGGTATACGTCATTACAGGTAGTGGTCGTGACCCTAGAAGAACTAGCAATGGGCAGTCATGGGCAGACCTTGTTACCAAGCAAAAGTACATGCTGTACAAAGCTGCACAAGACCAGGCTATACGCGAAGCAGAAGCCGGTCGTATATCCAATCAAGAAGCACAGAAGCGAATCCGAGAAGCTCGTAAAGAGTTGAACCGACAACAGGCTGCATTGCAACGCGATGTATCTAGGTTTGAACTAGAGGAAGTAAAGGAAGAGGGCCGTAGAGAACGTCAAGAGCAAAAGCAATCAGACAGATTGTTGACACAGACCGTTTCTACACGAGAGGGCGGATATAGTGGTACACGTACCGGTAGAGGCGAGCGCACTCCTAGACGTGCAGAATACATTGCTGAACAACAAAAGGCACTTAAGGACATTACTGATGACAACAAAAAACTTGGTAATCAACAAGCAAATTTAAACACCGATGTATTAAATGAAAAGTTTAAGGCTGAAAGCGGTGAACCAAATACATTTAAGGAAAAGTTAGAGCAACAACGGTTGAACAAAAAGCGTTTAAAAGACAACAATGCCGATACTGATCGTATACAAAAAGACATTGCTAAATTAAAAGATTACGATGAAGCTTTATTCCAAGATTGGTACGAGGTAAATGTACTTAAAGGTGCAAAAATGCAACCTGGTTCAACCAGTACATTTGACACCGATGATACACCAACAACTACAACAAGAAAAGTACGCACAGGCGATGTGCCAGAACTTAGCGACGTAGACTACTCTCCTCAGATTGAAGAGCGTAGAGCACGTATTGCGGAACTCCAAGCAGAACTAGAAGCATTGGGCATGGAGCAGACAGACCCTGTAGACGTTATTCAGCGTACACGTGATATTTATGGAGAGAAGTTTGCACCACCACCACGTGAACCAAGGGAGCCACGTGAACGTCGCAGGCTGTTTGGTAGACGTGCTGAAATGGATGCCTTGGGTGTTGAGGAGACAGCAGAAGAGCCTGTTGCAGAAACTGTAACGGAAGCCACAGAAACAGTAGAGCCTTCCCTGCCACCACTTGAAGCCGCCATGCAAGAAGGTGGTGTGGACATGGTTATGTCTGGTCAAGGTGGTATGGGTGTGCAACAAGGTCCTAGTGGTGTTGTTGAAGGTGAAAGACCTAGAGAGTCCTTAGACATGTCTGCTATGGAAATGACAACACCTACACGGCAAATAGTTGAAGGTCGCGCTGATGTAGGTCAATACTTAGGCGATAGAGCAACACCACAAGAAACAACTTTAATAAACACGTTCTTAAACAATCCGGAAAAATATCGTGGTCCAAGGGATCAATTCAGTACATTAGACAGTTATTTAGAAAGTATACCAAGGCCTTCTGTACCACCAACACCAACACCAACACGACAACCAATACGTAAAATGGGTAGGTTGCCGATGTTTGAGGAAGTTGTAGCACAACAAACAGCTGACCCTATTAAGCAAAGATTCGATGCTGTAAAAAACTTAGGTGCTGCTGAAAAGCAACAGACTGCATTGGAAATGATAATGCAAGCCCAAGAAGCCTACGGAGTGTCTAGCAAAGAGTATCAGAAGGCAAAGAAACGCATACTTGACATGCTTGCCAAGACTATGGACCCTAAGCAAGCTCGCAATATGAAGCGTGTGAAAACACTGCAAGACAATCAGCCTGGTCAATACTTTAGATTGGGCGACGACATCCGTGGATTGCGTGAAGACACAAAGAATCTAGTTGTATCATTGTTTCCAGTAAACGATGATACCAAGACAGACGAGATTGAAGGTTTGTATAAGAATGCACAGCAACAACTTCGACTTGGAATCAACGATAAAAGTCAAAAGCGTAAAGCATTGGACATGTTAGACTTAATGTACTTAGCAGTGATTACAGACAAGCGGTGATGTATGGCAAGACCTTCCAAACAGCAATTAGAGATTATCCTTAATAGACCGGTAGGGGATACACCAGAAGAGATTGAGTTGGCTTTGCAAGAAGCACAACGCTTGCAAGAGTTGGGTATACAACAAACATTTGTTGGGGATGCTAGGAAGGGCAAAACAGGTTTTACAGAGCAATACAACCTTACTAAACAGTCCATACAAAACAACCCAACATACACCCCACAACAAAAGCAACAACGGTTACTTGAACTCGATACGCTAGTGGGTTCTGGTCAGTTGCCTATACATGGTGGGTATTACGAGCGTACTATAAACAAAGTCTCTCCACCCCTCGAAGCAACCAGTGCCGGTATGGGTATGTTTGATTTGTTGGGTACAGCAACTGGTAGGCAGCAAACCATAGGGGACGTTAGAGCACAAATAGAAAAGCCAACTACAATAGATGCTCGTAGTACATTTGAAGGGTTGGTTAAGTCAAGGGTGTTGGGGCAACCGGCAAACGAACAAGACGCATACATAGCCGCTACAATGGCATTGTACGACAATGCCAAATTGGAAAATCCAACATTGACAGATGGTCAAGTCTTTAACAAGGCTATTGAGACACTCAACAGAATAAATGAGGATGCTCCACAAATAAGTAAACAAGAAGCAGAGAAGTTAGACCCTAGAACAAGGGATAAGTTTGGTACGGGTACGTCGTTAGAACTTGCTGCATCAGCTGTAGATTACCAAACCACAACTGGTACAGAACTGCCAATGTACACCGATGAGCAGTTGTCATATTTCCAAAGCATAGAAGAAGCAAAGTATGCTCCTGTCATTGAAAAGTACAAATTAGAAATAGAAAGTCCAGAACTAGAATTTCAATCAATGCCAAAGACATATAAGTTTGTGCTAGGTAAAGGTGATGTGGAGTTTGTACCCATATCTGTATTAGAGTATCTACGTGACAACCCAACAGGTGGTGTTGTTTACAATGCTGAGCGTGATGGTCGTATTATTAAAATGATTCAAGATGGAGACTTTGAACAGACTGACCGTAAAAGCATTGCATCTGGAGTCAGACAAGAAGCGGTGGCTAGAGTACGTGCGTACAAAGAGTTGGGCAATCCAGACTGGAAAACATCGTTTGACAAGCGTAAAGCAATACTGAGTGACCTTCCACTTTATGATGACATTGGTGCGTTTGAGACTAAGACATCCATTGGTGGTACAACTGAGAGTACGACTGGTAAATTTTTTCGTAACGCTTTTGCTTTGTCCAACGCTGCACTTGCTGCGAGTGTAGATGCAGCAAACATTGCCGGTGGTGCGGCTATGGGTGCCATTGCTGAAGGTTTAGAGTACACCGGTATGTTACCCGAACTCCCACCAGACGAATCATACTTTGACCCTATGATGACAAGTCGATTAAGGGAAGCAGAACGACCAAACCTGTACAAAGGCTATGGGTACATGGGTGCCATTGCTGACAACATCGCTAGAAACAAGGGTGTGTACGGA